GACTGCTACCCAGGATGCAGAGTATTCAAGACCAGAGAAGAAGCAATCAAAGCGCGTCTAGGAGTAATAACATGCCAGCATTGACGATTCGTTTCATCCGTACAAAGGGTTTTATCTCTTGGCTGATTTGCTTTATCACGTTCTCCTATGAAGATCACTGTGAGGCGAAGAACCGCGCAGGAGATGCTTGGGTTGGGGCACACGCGGGAACTGGGATAGAAGCTAGGCCACTTGATTGGGCTGACAAGGATTTAGTGTGGAGTCGAGAGTACACGATTCCTTGCACGGATCAGGAATATGAAAGGGCAATGACGTTTCAGGAAGCGGCTATCGGGACTAAGTATAATTATTTAGGATGTTTAGGAGTATTCCTTCGGAGCAGAAAGCTGAATAATCCTAAGCGTAAGGATTGCAGTGAGCATGTGTTTGAACTCCTGACCGCCGCATTTCAGAAGCCCCCAATGAACATTCTCCCTCAGTTTGCGTGGGCTGTTACGCCGGAAATGTTGCATACCGCGTCCATCTTTATTGGGCGATGTACTCTTCGTTATGTTAAGTAGGGCTACAGCCGTCCGATCACAGATGCCATCCACTGAGAATGATAGATAGGCTCCAGCAGGCAAGTCCTGCGGCGATCAACCTACCGCGCTGAGGATCGGGTGCAGGATTCCAGATTGCGGCGATGGCAAAGAGGACAAAAGCAAAGACCATTAGAATCGTGGACAGGATTGGAGCGTTCATGGGGTCACCTCGCCTGTATGATGCTCGTTCTGGGTGGGACGGATAAACAAATCTATAGACGAGCAGCGGAAGATGCGCTATACTCCGCAGGAGTAGGCACTTGTATAAACTCGTCTTGACGTAGGGAACCAAGATGGGCCGGGAGAGATTAGGGATGAACCTTGCCAGTAATGGGAGAAAGCTCGTCTTACTTTCGCGATAAAAACGAGACAAGCTCGTGGCAATGCCCCCCCTTCTGGTCGCATCCTCAAGAAATTTATTCGTGGGTTGAGGATCAAGTTAGCGAGGGCGAAGGTTTTCTATCAGCGCAGAAATGCTACAAAGACCTCGCCAAGAATCTCAGAGTTTTTAATGCGGTATTCAACGATAAATGCCGATCAAGCCTCGTAACTAATAATCTTAAGTATGACATACGGAAGTTCTGCGAGACGCTGGCGCAGGTTCGTGAAATTGCCGGTTACGGGTCAGACTCCCCGATTTACAAAAAAATGGCTGAGATGTTGACGCGGGTTAGCAAATGCGTTTATCTCGAAAGCGACTTCCCATTCCAAATTCTCAAAGTTCTCCAGTATGCCTCTGTCATGGGGATCGGATACTTGTGGCCGAAGGTAAGGGCTACAGAGTACGGATATGGCGAGAGGAGAATGGAGTTTGACGCGCTAGGACTCTTAGACGTGATTCCTACGCAGATTCCTTCCCGCACCAACGACATTCAGGATGCCTACGCGGTCACGGTCTATGACTACATGCCTATCGCTGAGGCGCATGGCAGGTTTCCTCTATTCCAGAAGGACATACAGACTGTTGGTGCGCGTAGGAACTATCAGACGCGGATGCAAGCGCAGCGAGTTGATTACGCGGAGCGGAACCGCTACGGGGATACGGGCAGGACATTCGGTAATCTGTACGCTGAAATACGCTACACCTTTGTGCGAGATTTGCGGATCAACAACACAGGATACGAACTCCCGATGGGAGACTTGGGAACGACGTGGTTCTACCGTGTCCCGTTCGTAGGGCAACAAATATTTGGAGGGATGAGGAATGGAGAACCATACTATATTCCTGCCGAATCACAGCATTGCCGGGTATACCCCAATCTGCGGCTCATCATCACCTCAACAGGGATGGGTAAGCCAATGTACGACGGCCCCGCCTTCGACTGGGACCCTCGTATTCCCATTATCCAGTACACGGTTGACGACTGGGCATGGGAGCCGCTGGGACGATCTATTGTAGGAGATGTAGCAAGCATTGAGACGACGATCAGGAAGCATGAGCGGTTGATAGATCAAGTCCTGACCGCCCAAATGAATCCTCCAATGGGATACAACCACACGGAAACAGGTGGGCCAAAGATTGAGCACTTCGACATATTCGAGCCGGATGTACGTCTTGGAGTAGATGGCAAGCCGAAGGATACCTTCCAGTCTATTCTTCCTGACGAGGTTAATGTCAAAGGGGAGCAGTTCAACTTCCTGAAATACCTCAACGAAAAGGAAGGCAAGCAACTCGGTCTTGAGGATTTGGGAAATCTCGGCGCAAATATGAAATTGCAGATAGCATCTGACACTGCGGACAAGATGCTTGAATCCATTGGTCCGGTAGGAAAAGGAATTGCTGCTAGGGTTGAGAAGGCGAACAAGTCTGTCGGGATGAGGGTCAAGTACCTTATTCTACAATGGTTTGATACACAAAGAATCATGGAATACGTCGGGCCAGAGAAGATGGCTCCAGAAGTGTTTGACTACAAACCAAACGATCTTGTTCCTAGCCACTTACCGGACGAAATGGTTGGTGGGCAGTTCCCTGAAACGGAATCGAAGTACACGAATCTGGAGCGGGCGCGGTGGTTCGTCAAGCAGATCAGGCTCATCTCTGTTCCAAGCACGTTGCTGAAAGTCACTCAAATGCAGCAGCAGTTGCTCCTTCTTCAGTTGAAGAAGGGTGGCGCTCCAATTGCATGGAAGAAAATCTTTGAGGCCATGGATTTAAATAATCCAGACCAGATCATTGAGGAAAGTTTCCAAGAGACCGAGAAGTTGGAGAAGTTAAAAATCCTCGCACAAGTGGATATTATGAAACTGCTTAAGGGGATGGGAATAGACCCACAGCAGTTGCAGGGTGGCGACGATAAGGGCGGAAAGCCACATGCAGGAGGAAGACCAAGTAGCAACTCTGCGCCGCCCAAAATAAAAGCGAAGGGAGCAAAGGGTGGTGATCCTCGCTCAACGGTGACCACTAGCTAATGAAAGTCTATATCTACGTTCTCAAGCACCCCGTCACTAATGAAATCCGCTACGTTGGATTAACGCGGTTCCCTGTCAAACGGTTGAATAACGAGATAAATTACCCGCACACGAAGCATCTGCGTAATTGGGTGGCATCTCTAAAAACCGAATCTCTTCTTCCCGTCATGGAAGTCGTGGAGGAAACGGAAGAGGAATTGGCTTGCGAAGCAGAAAAGCGATGGATTGCAGAAAAACGCGCACAAGGGTGCAGACTAATCAATTTTACGGATGGTGGAGAACGCGGATACAAGATTACAGATGAATACAGAGCAGCTCTGAGTGCTGGCATTAGAGGTAAAAAGCGCAGACCGATGTCTGATGAACACAAGGCCAAAATCAGCGCAGCTAACAAAGGTCGCCAATTCAATCCTAATTCTGGTATTAATTTTACAGTCCTCAACCGTTCTCGGGCAGGAATCCCACTCAGCAAAGAGACTAAAGCCAAACTCAGCCTGATTGGTAAAGATAAAATGCATGGGGAGCGTCTTAAGAAGCTAATGGAGGGCGGCAAGAAATTTAAGCGACCGTCCAAATGGACTGACGAGCAAAAGTCGGAAGTTAAGTTTCTAATAGCAGAGGGATATTCCATGAAAGTTATAGCTGACGCATATGGAACGAATGTTGGCATGATTTCAGCCGTTAAGCGGGGAAGGGCATGGTCTGATGCGCTGCCAGCGACTCACGATTTCCTTCTCCCCGCTGCGAAATCTATTGCGATATACAGGAATGAAAAGGGTCAGTACGAAAGAGTCGCTTGAACGCCAAAGGTGGCGACCCTAGATCAACGGTAACAACGAGTTAACGAACCAAGATAGTTAAGGAGATAACAGCAAATGCCGATCAATATCAAGTCGCAGAAGGATTCTCTGACCACAGACGTAGTAATTGATCTTCCTACGAATCTCAATGAGATTGACCAGCTAATGCGCTCATCTAAGGCCACAGGTAGGGTCGTTGCTACATACAATCAAGGGGGATTGTTAGGGGTTAATGTCGAGCAGAAGCAACACATGTCCGATCAGCATTCAGGAAAAGTTAGAGATATAATTGGCGTTGGCACAAGAGAATTAGAGGTTAAATAGCGCAGGAATAACCGTAATATCCTGCGCCGTTTGAAAATAGTTCAAAATTAGGCTTGACACGGAGAATACTTTAGCTGTACTCTCTGTAATTGAACTAGGCGAGATACTCAACACCTGCTCGCGCAGATAATGTGGAGGCTCCAATACCGGATTCCCGGTTGGGGCCAATTTTTTTGGCTGCTCCCGGATAAACCCCGAAACTCAAGGAGCAATACCATGGCAAAGCGTACAAAGAAGATTTCCGCAGTCGAGCACGTAGGCAAGAAGAGCCGCAAGCGCAGCCGCAAGGTTTCTCGCAAGCACACTGCCGTCAAAAAGTAACCTGACAGCCGCACTCTCATAAGGGGTGCGGCTGTTACTACGCCCACGATGGATTTTTTGTGAGGAACAAATGGCTGCATCTCCAATGCCAGACCCACAACAGCAAGGCTCTGCAACTCCTCCACCGGATGCGAGTGGCGCGGCTTCCTCACCTCAAGGTGGAGATGGTGCGCAACAGCCCCAGCCTTCATCGGCCCCCGCCAATCCCATGCAAATGCTTCTCGCTCGCTGGTATCAGACTGCCAAGCAAATGGCCGCGTCTGATCCTAGACTTGCGTCAGGAGCAGGAAAAGTAGCGGATGGGATTCAGGAAATGCAAACGGCTATGGTAAGTCCTGCACAGCCAAGTACGCCAGCGCAACAGCCACAGTATTAGTACTAAAAATTGATTTCCGGGAGATATAAGACCATGCCAGTACCTACATTAGCAGAAGTTTTGAAGCAATCCGGTTGGACACAGGCGCAGATCGACGCTCTTGACGCTCAGGCTCAGACTGGGCTTACGAATTTTGTGACTGGCATCTATCAGACCGCAGAGCAGAAGGAACAGGCCGCAGCGGAGTCCGCTAAGAAGGCGGAAGAGGAAAGAGTGGCGGCTAAGGCCGCGCAGGATGCTGCTGAGTTAGCGCAGCGTGCGAACAAACAGTTCTATGACGAAACCATCATGCCGTCTTTGACGGGGTGGGAAGACAAAGAGAAGGCTCTGCAACAGGAAATTATCAACGCAAAGGCACTTGCCTCTTTCTATGAGACACAGAATAAGGCCGCGAAGGAGTCTGGTTTTATCGCCGCTGACGCTCCCGGTTTTGTTGCTCCAGTTGCAGGAACTCCGGGGCGCGATGGACAAGGAAAGTTCGTAGCCGGTGGACCCGGTGGAACGCCTGGTAGCCCGACCTTCACGATGGAGCAAGTGAGGGATGGATTGGGTGGAACGATGGGAACCCTGACTGACATTCAGTGGAAGTATCAGCGGCTTTATGGGACTCCAATGCCTGTTGCCCCGACTGAGTTAGTTCGTCAGGCTGAAGCGCAGAAGATGAATCCTGCCGA